GAAATTTTAAAAGAACATAATTGTGAACATTACGTTTAATACAAAACAATAATGGCAGGAACTTCTTTAAAAGATATAATAAAATTAGAATACCAACGATGTGCTGGTGACCCTATATACTTTATGAAAAAGTATTGTATGATTCAACATCCTGTCCGCGGTAAAATACCATTTCATTTATATCCATTTCAAGAAAATACACTAACACAATTCAAAGACCATCGATATAACATCATTCTAAAATCTCGTCAAACGGGTATATCTACCTTAACTGCGGGATTTGCATTGTGGAAGATGTTATTTAATCAAGATTTTAATGTATTGGTAATTGCAACTAAACAAGAAGTTGCTAAAAACCTTATTACTAAAATTAGGGTAATGAATCAATATTTACCTAGTTGGTTAAAACAAACAACAGTTGAAGATAATAAACTTTCATTACGATACTCAAATGGTTCACAGGCAAAAGCAACTTCTGCAGCAGGTGATGCTGGTCGTTCTGAAGCACTATCCCTATTAGTATTTGACGAGGCAGCATTCATTGATAATATTGAAGAAATTTGGATATCTGCACAATCTACTCTATCAACGGGTGGTAATGCAATTATTCTTTCTACTCCTAATGGTGTGGGTAATTTCTTTCATAGAACATGGGTAGGTGCAGAAGAAAATATCAATGGTTTTAATACAATTAAACTCCATTGGACAGTACACCCTGAAAGACATCAAAAGTGGAGAGATGAACAAGAAATACTTTTAGGACCAAAAGGTGCAGCACAAGAATGTGATTGTGATTTTGTATCATCTGGTGATAGTGTCATAGACCCACAACTCCTAATGTTTTATAAAGAAACATTTGTACAAGACCCAATTGAAAAAACAGGCTTTGATGGAAATCTTTGGAAATGGGAATACCCAGATTACAACAAAACATATATGGTCGTTGCCGACGTTGCACGAGGCGATGGGGCCGATTATTCGACTGCACAGATTATCGATATTGTGAATTCATCACAAGTTGCGGAATACAAAGGAAAATTAGATACAAAAGATTTTGGAAACTTTTTAGTTTCTGTCGCAACTGATTATAACAATGCGTTATTAGTGGTGGAGAATGCAAATATTGGTTGGGCAGTTATTCAACAAATAATTGATAGGGGGTATGGAAACTTATTTTATATGAGTAAGGATTTAAAATATGTTGATGTTTCCCATCAAATGACAAACAAATTCAGAGCAGAAGAAAGAGGAATGGTTGCTGGGTTCTCTACCACCTCTAAAACCCGTCCATTAATTATATCTAAGTTAGATGATTACTTTAGAGAGAAGTCCTTTACAGTCCGTTCAAGTCGTTTAATAGATGAGTTGTTTACATTTATATGGAATGGTAATCGTGCAGAAGCAATGAGAGGATATAATGATGACTTAGTAATGGCACTTTCAATTGGATTGTGGGTTAGAGATACTGCATTGAGATTAAGACAAGAAGGAATTGATTTAACAAAACAAGCTTTAGGTGGAATAAATCAAAGTGTTTATGATATGGGAGGATTTGGTGGAAATACAACTTTTGAAGAAAATCCGTGGTCAATGCAGGTAGGGGGTGAATCCGAAGATTTGACTTGGTTGATTAAATAATAAATTCAACATATTTATAGTGTATAATAAGATGCAGTATAAAATAATATAATTTTAATATAAAAAACAAAATATGGCAGATACTTCATTTTTTGGTAGGTTAAAGAAACTATTTCAACAAAAAGCAATCGTTACTATTGATGCCAATGGTAAACGAAAAGTTTTTGATACTGAAGATAGACAAGAAACTAACTTATCATCATTAAGAGACAGGTACACAAAGATTCAAAAATCTTTCTATGAACAAGCAGGTGGTGCTCAATCAATGGCATATGCTCAGGTTCGTAGAGAAGTATTTAGAGATTTTGATGCGATGGACCAAGACCCGATTATAGCATCGGCATTGGATATATACGCAGATGAATCTACATTAAAAAATGAATTTGGTGATATGCTTATCATCCGTTCTGATAATGATAGAATTCAAGAATTATTAGAAAACTTATTCTATGATATTCTTAATATTGAATTTAACTTATGGCCTTGGACACGTAATATGTGTAAGTATGGTGATTTCTTTTTAGGTTTAGAGATTGGTGAAGGTAAGGGTATCGTAAACGTTACTCCGTATTCACAATACAACACCGAAAGAATTGAAGGATACGACCCACATAATCCAAACGCAGTTAAGTTTAGAGTAATGGAAGACCCATTAGGTAAAGTTGAGTACGATAACTATGAAATGGCACATTTCCGTTTATTATCAGATACAAACTGGTTACCTTATGGTAAAGCAATGATTGAGAATGGTAGAAGGTTATGGAAACAATTATCTCTTATGGAAGATGCGATGTTAATCCATCGTATTATGAGAGCACCTGAAAAAAGAGTGTTTAAAATTGATATTGGTAATATCCCACCAACCGAAGTGGATAACTACATGCAAAGAATTATTAACAAAATGAAAAAAGTTCCTTTTGTTAATAAAGATACTGGTGATTATAATTTAAAGTACAATATGCAAAACCTTACGGAAGATTTTTATCTACCGGTAAGAGGGGGTGATAGTGGTACATCAATTGATAACCTTGCAGGTTTAGAATATGCTTCAATTGAAGATATTGATTACTTAAAAGGTAAATTATTTGCTGCATTAAAAATTCCTAAAGCATATTTGGGATATGAAGAAAATGTAAATGGTAAAGCAACCTTAGCAGCAGAAGATGTTCGTTTTGCAAGAACAATTGAAAGAATACAAAAAACAATAGTTTCAGAATTATCAAGAATAGCAATCATTCACTTATATGCAAATGGTATACAAGATTCTGAAATGACTAATTTTGAACTTGGATTAGTAAACCCATCTACAATCTACGAACAAGAAAAAGTAAATTTATGGAGTGAAAAAATCCGTTTAGCAACTGATATGCAATCTCTTAAAATGTTATCTAAAGATTGGATTTACGATAATATATTTAAATTATCTGAATCTGAACAAACTGCTCAAAGAGGTAAAGTAGTTGAAGATATTAAAGATACCTTCCGTTATAACTCAATAGAAAATGATGGTAATGACCCTGCACAACCTCCTAAACAAACTGATGTAGAAGAAAGTTTAGAAAATTTAAAAACTGAACTAAAAAATAAAGGTGGAAGGCCACGTGAAGGTAATACGTATGGTAAAGATAAACATCCATATGGTAGAGACCCATTAGGTGATGATGAACGTACCGGTAAAAGGACACGAACATCAGAGGCAAAAGCTAAAACTTTTATTAATGGGATATCGTCAAAAAAGAAATATTTACATGAAAATACCGGTATGTTAGATGAAACTAATATTATGGATGATACGGAAAAACTATTTTAACTTATAAATTTTTATATTTATATACAACGGGAATTTTGAGTCTATCAAAATAAGGATTAAACAATGAAAAAAATAAAACATTCGAAATTTAAAAATACTGGTTTTTTGTTTGAGTTATTAACTCGTCAAATAACAATGGAAATTTTAAATAATGCACCAGAAGAAAAAGCCAAAAAAATTGTACAAGAATTTTTTGGTGGTAAAACTGAATTAGCAAAGGAATTACGTCTATTCAATTTACTGACAACTGAAAAATATAATTCAGAAAATAAAGCAGAAAAATTTATTGATGCTATTATTGAAACTCGTACTAAATTAGATGAAACTAAATTATTGAGAGAAAAGTATAATTTAGTAAAGGCCATTAAAGAAAATTTTGATATTGAAGAATTTGTTACTTCTCCTGTTTCTAATTATAGAGTATTGGCATCGGTTCATAAGATTTTTGAAGCAAAGATTCAAGATGTAACTAATGTTAAGGAAGTATTTGATGCTAAGATTACGTTAGTAGAACACATATCTACAACCCAAACATCTATTAAGAAGATTGAAGATAAATTGATGGAAACATACAAGAATCAAGAAAAGGATTTGAGATTGTTGACATATAAAATCCTTGTTGAAACATTTAATAGTAAATACACTAACTTAAACGACGACCAAAAAGGTCTTTTAAGAGAATTTATTAATAATGT